GGATGCCCAGCCGCACGGCCTTGATCTGATTCTGCTGGCTGCGGAAGAAGCCGACGACAAGCCCGCCTATCGTGAGCAGGATCGTCGGAATACCCAGCACGCAGAGCCATTGGTATGTGGTCATCGGTCGTTATGCTCCTTATGTTCATTTGACCGCCGAAGCGGAGAGGGACAGCACATCGCCGTCCCCCGGTTGGTTTTATTCACCTGTCGTGGCAGTCGTGGTTTCAGTCAAGCCCAGGTCAGCCTTTAGCTGGTCGATGGTGACGGGTTGCCAACTCCTTGCCGTCTGGCTCCAGCGGTAGTAGTACACGCCGTTCAAATTGTCAGGCGGGGGAAGCACTTCCGCGTCAAGCGGTTTGTAAATAGCGTCGAGCGCAAATTTGATGTGCGGATACTGTGCGGCCCAATCTGTAGCAATGTAGATGCCGGCGCTACCGTCGATTTCTCCGAGGAAATTGCCGGTTTTCTCCTTGTCGTAGGAGATGTATTTCGGCGCACCGCTTGTGTCACCACTTGCGTAGAGTCCGTACAGACAGGGGGCGAGAAACATTTCCATCTTTGACAAAATCCAGCTTGACTGCGACTCTCCCGCATCGTTCTGAACAAAAATCGGGAAATATGCGCCGCCCTTGTCGAAGGAATACTTGTTCAACGGGACAGGACATACCTTATAACCCAGTATCTGAGTCGTGCCGTTCACCGTGACAGACAGGATTTCCTTGCCTTCGGTTTCGCCGTCCCACACAATCCACCCTCCCGGGATTTCATACGCCCAGCAAGGCCGATTCGCGATGTGCCCTTCCTCGCCCTCCAGCGCATCCATGTCAGGGGTAGGAACGTCAAGCAGTTCCCTGTCCACCTTCTTGATGTCGGTGGTCGTGGTTTCGACTTCCGCCGCGCTCCTGATCGTCAGGACGGGGGAATCCACAGGGTCAGCGAACACAGCCGTGCCATAGAAGCCGTCAGAACCACCCGGCACAAGCAGGATAAGGTACGTTGCATCCGGGGCAGGGTTTTCGAGAGGAAAATCATCGTCAGTCATTGCCGTGTTGCCGAATACATAGGCTTCCTGCCCAACCGCAAAAGCGGAAATATCCACGCACTTGCTTGTGTACTCATTGCCGCCGATGATGATCGTGTAGGTTTCACCAGCCACAGGGGAGGATACAGGCGGGGCGGGAAGCTGATACCGCCCGTCCATAGCCACCATCTCTGCATCCTGATAGATGTAGGCGTAGCCCTTCTCGGTGGTGACTTCCTTCCATGCCAGCCGTTCCACCCACGCCGTATTGCCATCCTTGTCGGTGACAAGCTGCTGGTGGGCGGCTTTATCGCCACCAAGGATGGAGGCTTTTTCGTCCGCGTTGGCCGCACTCTTTGCGGCATCAGCTGCACTGGTAGCCGCAGCCGCCGCCTGGCTCAGGGCCGCAGACGCGCTGGTGGCCGCCGCAGCCGTGAGGTTGACAGCAGCAGCAGCGCTTTCGTTCGCGGCCTCAATACCCTTCTCCATGTGCACAAGGTGCTCCGCGGAGAATACCTGACCGTTTTTCAGGTTCAGTCTTTCATAAGGCATTTTGTTCCCTCCTGCCTATGTTGTTATGCTTCCACAGCTTCCCAGCCCGCCGGGTAAGCATCGGGAGCCCAGGTGTTGCCGTCGATCAGGGAGCGATACAGCGTGCCGTTGAAGCTCACCACGTCGCCGGTGTTGTAAGCGTCGGATGCACCAAGGGGCTGCACCCATTCGGCATGACCGTCTTCAGTCACGCCGATCTTCTTGTACAGGCTGGGGGAAGCATCCGGCACCCACTCAGCCGTCGAGGTATGCGCCTGAAGAACCTGGTAGAGCTGAGGATCGCCAACGGCATTCTCGCCATAGGAGAACACTTCCTTGACCTTGTAGGCCTTGCCGATCTTGTACTTGGGGAACACGGTGGCCACCGCCATCATGTCCGCCGCCTGGGTGTCAACGTCCATGGACGCGAGGAAAAGCTGCAGCGCCTTGCGCAGCTCAAGAGCCTGCTGAACTTTGTTCGTCATGTCTTATTCCTCCCCATTCAGCAGCGCATTCATCGCCGCCATGTTTTCGGTAGACTGACCGGAGGCAATGGCTTCAAGGGCCGCCGCGGTGCGCTCCGCGTTGATGGCTTCCGCCTCAGCCGCCGCCTGGGCAGCAGCAGCCGCCGCCGCCTCGCGTTCGTCCTCGAATGCCTCAATAACCGCCAGCTTGTCCTCAGCGGTTTCGCACGTGGAGAAATCGCAGCCCATCTTGGTGTACAGATCCACCATCTGACCGAGCGTGCCGAAGAAAGCGCCGTTGATCTCACCGCCGCCGCAGACCACGGTGATGCTATCAACACCAGCGATGGGGTAGCGCTCGATCCACTGCTTGGCGGTCAGCACCTCGCCAATGGGGGTCAGGATGGGGTCTTGCTTGTTCCAGATTGCGTACTTGTTCATGTTGATTTCCTCCCTCGAATTATTCTCTGTAGACATATGCGTCAACGGTATTCACACCACCACCAGCACCGCCATTTGTACTGCCGCCAGCGAAAAGCGCGTAGTTTCCTACCGTAGCCGCGGCAATGTCGCAACGCGCAACACTCAATTCAGTTGGCGTAGAGCGCGTCAGGGATGCGTTGTATGCGTCTACCGTAGAATCGCCGCTTGAATGCAAGCCGCCGGCGAAAAGAGCATAATTGCCCGCCGTGGTTGCGGCAAGTTTATTTCGCGGCCAGCTCAACTCGGTTGGCGTATAGCGAGTAAGGGACGCGTTGTAAGCATCCACGGCGGCTGTACGTCCGCTTGTGCTGTTGTAACCACCGCCGAACAGCGCATAGCCACTCACATTGGTTGCGGCAAGGCCATTTCGCGCAACGCTCAACGCGGTTGGCGTAGAGCGCGTCAGGGATGCGTTGTATGCGTCTACAGCGGAAAGTCGCGAACCATTATAACCGCCAGCGAAAAGCGCATAGTTGCTCACCCTCGTTGCGACAAGTTCGGAACGCGCAACGCTCAACGCGGTTGGCGTGGAACGGGTAAGGGATGAGTTGTATGCGTCTACCGCCGTTTTATAAGTGCTGCCATCCACGCCGCCAGCGAAAAGCGCGTAGTTTCCTACCTTGGTTGCGGCAAGTTTATTTCGCGCAGCATGCAGCGAAGTCAACATGGCTTGGGTAAGCGATGTATCGTATGCGTCTACCGTCGCAGATGAAGTGTCCGAATTGTTAAGTTTGCCGCCAGCAAAAAGAGCATAATCGCCAACCGTGGCTGCAGCAAGATAGGTTCGTGCATAAGAAAGCGAGTAAGGCTCAGACCGGGTCAGGGTGTTGTTGTATGCGTCTACCTTCGCTGCGTAATTGCCGGAGGAATCCATGCCGCCGCCGATAAGAGCGTAGTTTCCTACCGTTGTTGCGGCATGCAAACTGCGGCCAACGCTCAAAGAGGTAATCGCGCCGTAATACGATATTTCTTCGCTGCTCCAACACGGCCTTGCAACACCGCCCACTCCGATGTACGCCTTGATGATCTTCCGGGCCTTGCTGTTCACGCCAATGTAGCCGCCGGTGATCTTCCGCGCCTTGCCGCCTACGCCGATATAAGCACCTTGTGCCATATCAGCTCACCTCCTTACTCATAGACAAAGTACAGCGTTCCCGTTGCCAGAGTGCTTGTACCTGCCGTGAGATCAGACGTGCCGGCAGAGATGCTCCTGACCTGTGCGTTGGAAAGCGTCGCCATGGCGGTTGCATTGCCCTGCACGCGGCCTGCAAGGGTGCCTGCGGAAACTTCGGACGCGTTGTGCGTGTGGGATGCTGCTGCCTTTCCGTTTGCCAGATCATAGGCAGCCTTGACCGCCGCCGGGGTGGCCGCCACGCCGCCGCTTACTCCGCTTGTGCTGCTTGTGGAGTCGGACAGCTTGACGTGACCGTAGTTGCTGCTTGTGCCCGCGCCGTAGGTCGTCGAGGAGCTTGCATGGCTCGTCGGCGCTTTTGCGCTGAGCGCGGAATTGACCACCTTATTCTGCACAGGATTGGCGCTGGAGGATGAAAGCGCGGAGTCTACGGTAACGCCTTCCGGGATCGTGGGCTTGTCCTTCAGGTCGTTATAGCTGCCGCTGGTTGCGACAGTAGCAAGCCCATTCACGTTGCTCGCATACACCTTCTGGCGGCCTACAACTTTCCACTTGGAAACCGATGCGTCATACTGAACGGTGACAGGACTCCCCGCAGAAAAGAAGCCGGGCTCGGTAGGCATCACATAGGTGGTGTTATTGTCATCAACAGGAAGCACCATATGCTTTGCTCCGAGGTTGTTGACGGCGAGGAAAGTACCCTGATGAGCAGATGCGCTGGTCGTGTCGGGAATGATCGTGATGGTGAGGCCGTTGAAAAGGCTGTCCACACCGGGGACGGTAGCGGCGTAGATGTAGCCGCCGTCAGTGCTTGTGGCCGCCACAGCGGGCACGCCGATGCTGTGATTCTCCTGCAGTTCCTCAACAGCTTCACTCATGCCGTTCATGTACCAGTTGAAGTATGCGGCAGGGGGTTTCTGCCCAGGCTGGAAGCCGTTTGTTTTCAATGATTCGGGAGGCTCAACGCCTGCCGCGTGCCATGCCGGCACAGTTTTTTTAAGAGCCATTTTTCACCCTCCTATACGTTTATACGGGCAATGCCGTGCTGGTGTCAGTGGCATAGCCGAGCGTGCCGCCAATCGTCTGCGCCTCATCCGCGAAGCCCGCATTCTCGTCATATTCCATGCTCGTGGTGCCAAACTCAAACGTACCGGAGAAGCCGTAGAACGAGAACGAAACGCCGGAAGGGATGAGCGCCTGCACGATCTTCGTGGCGGATGTAATATCCATGCCGATTTTGTTGATGGCATCATACGGGATGCCGTCAAGCACAACCTCGCATTTGCCCTCCGTCTCTGTCAGCAGCACGTCGGCCGGGTTGCAGCCGAACGTGATGCAGATGGCATTGACGATGCTGTTGTGATCGGAGCCGGACAGGTTGCGGATAATGCGTGCCTTGAGCAGCGCCCTGTATTGCTCATCGGTTGCAATGCCGCGCGTCTGCCCCAGCATCTCACCGTACAGGTCAAGCGTATTGCCCGTGGCCAGCTCAATGTCCAGGCTGTCGTAAATCGCATTCACGGCCTCCCGCAGCTTGTCGGTCGCGCTTTTTTCAACGCTGAGGATCTTGGCGTTGTTCGACCCTGCTGTCTTGCGGTATGCGTCCGGCAGGTTTTTTACGTGGTTCTCGCGGTTAAAGCGCGTGATCACGTCACCACCTCCAAAGCAACACCAGCGCAGACCACCGTGCCATACTGAGGCACGGTGATGTTGTCCGTGCTATACGCTCCGCCGTTCGTGGACAGCTTGAGCGTCGTGACCTCCGTCACACCGGGGACGCTGTAGATGTAGCCGTACAGGGTGGACAGCACAAGGGAGTTTCCGATGCCGAGGTTGTTGATGTAATTCGATACAGCGGTGCTGATCTGATCCTTGCCATCATCCGGGAAGGATGCGTTGGTTCGAATCTGAATGTAAACCGAAACGGTAATCTCGGGAGCGTAGGTGTACCTGACCACTCGCGCATTGCCGCTGAGGTCGGTGATGGTGACGGACTCATTGCCCCAGGTCTGAATGCCCACAGGGCGCTTGTCGAAGATGGCCTGCGCAATTTCCTGCCGCTTGCCTTCCCCACCCTGCACATAGCATTCAAAGCTGTGCGGGGGTCTGCCTGAGCCGTCTTCTCCATCCGTTTCGTTCTCGATCACAGCCGCGAATTGCACGCCGGGGATGCGCAGCAGCGCCGCACGGATGGCGTTGGTGTTGCCGCTGCCCGCACCGCTGACGGCCGCCGCAAAGCGCTTGCGCAGCTCTGTGTCGCTTTCCTCATCAATGCCAGCGTTGATGATCTCAACACCGGCAACAGCATCCACGTTCGCGTCGGGGTTCACGATGCGGGAAATGGCCGCCGCACTTGCAAGGTTGCCCACCGTGCCCGTATCGGAGCAGCACACCTCCGCGAGGCATGTTCCGTCGCTTCCGATGGTGTAGTCCTGGATTGTCCAGTATGTCAATTCGGTGTCCGTGGCAACCAGGAATCCCGCGGAAATCACATACCCAGCCTTGCCTGTAAACCGCACCCGGTATTCCGCAGCTGATGCAGGATTGCGGGAAATGCCGGCAAACACCATGAGCCGGTCAAGGCTCTGCCCGGATGCCGTATTGGGAAAGCGGGAATAATAGACCTGTTCGATTTCTTCCTCCGCAATCGCCTGGTCGTAGGCGTTGACGCGAAGGTACTTGCCCAGAACGCTCTGGTCGCTCGTGTCGATGTCCTCACCCAGGAGCTCCTTCGCCCGCCGTTCTTTCTCAGACAGGATGTCGGCGTAGGTGCGTCTCTGATAACCCTTATCCGTCAATCCCATGCAAACTCACCTCCAACTTCTTCACCTTTCGCAGTCTGCGCCTTGAAGGTGACAGTCGCCTTTCGGGCCGCCCTGTCCACCTTGTAGGAAAACTCCGTGATGGTGAAGGTGCTGTCCACCTGGGCCAGGCCGCGCTCGATTTCAAAGCGTGCAAGTTCCTCGCCCACACCCTTGCCCAGAAGGTTGCCGAAATCAATGCCCTGCTCCCAGTCGAAAAACCACTCTTTCAGGTTGGTACGCAGAACCGTCCAGACCTTTTGCCGCGTGAGCTCATCGCCCACCACAATGCTGATGTGACCGTTCTCAATCAGCACATCGCCGTTTGCGTCCAAAGCAAAGCCCTTCATGTGATCCGCTCCTTCCCTCAAAGAATGCCGACAATGATGCTGTCGGAAATACTGTGTCGGCCCGCGGGAGGCAGCTCATTGTTGCCGCGGCGGGCCTCGGTGATGTCCCAGTCAGCGCACAGACAAGCCACAAGGTCGCCTTTTGTGATCATGGTAGCCGTGGCGACGGTCACATAGCTTCCGTTGCCGTCCTTGATCGAACGTGTGCCAACCTTGTACTTGCATGCAATCGGGACATCAGAAACGACGGCTTGCGGCCTCGCCACGCCGCCTATATCTTTTATCAAGCCAAGCGGCTGAACCGTGGCCGTCTCTCCGTCTGTCGAGATCACCTTGCCGATGTACCCGCAATGCAAGCCCATCAGCTTCTTCTCGATAACGGAATCAAAAAAAGACATGTTGCCCATGTCTCCACCTCCCCTTAGTACATTTTCACGGTGGTAATGGCTCCAGCTGGGGAGAAGCGGTGCTCGCCGCTGCAGACACGGTAGGTGCCGTTCGCGTCTTTGCTCGCCAGATTGACGATGCCACCGGCGCACATGCGATGCTGCAGCAGCATCTCCACCTCGTAGCCTTCCACCGTTTCCGTGAAGTCCTCGGCAGTGATTTCTTCTTCGTAAGAGCCAGGGGAGCCAATCATGCCGGTATCAACTGATACCTCAAAATTCAGGTTGTCGCCCTCTTTGATGTGCCGGGCGTAGATTTTGCCCTTGCTCACATAGACGGAGATCCCGCAGACATCCGCGTACTGCTTGATGTTCTGCATCAGATCGCCGTCCACGGTCTGCCCGTCTTTGTAGGTGTGGTCACGCCGCGGATTAAACACAGCCACCGGGATGCCGGTCTTGCCGATCAGCTCCTTCAGGATGTAGCTGGCCTTGGTGCCAGCTGCATAGGTGATGCTCTCAATGGTGTGGTCTTTGATGTCGTCCATCGCATAGATGGTCGTCACCTTGTCCACGCCCTCGCGGGTCGTCTTGACCTTGGAGATGTACCCGCTGAAAAGCACGCCTGTATCGCCTTTGTAACCTGCCTCGACGGAGATGGCATCGCCTTTTTTGAACTGTTTGATTGTGTTATTGGACAGGTTGTAGACGACGATCTCCGCCTCGTTGGGCTCCATATCATCGTCGAATGGCACGGTGAACTCCACGTCCAGCTTCTCGGAATCAATCGTCACCTGACTGCTTCTCACAATCGCCACACTGCCGAATACGCCATCCGGGAGGATGTCAAACGGCTCCTTCCATGCATCGAAGGCCATGACAACCGCTGAGGTCAGCGGGTTGTCATGGCTCTGCATGATGGCTTTGGAGGCATTATCATTCATCGGATTCACCGCCCTCGCCATTGGCTACAATCAGCAGCACCGTGCGGCCCAGGTTGTCAAAGGTGACGGCATTGCTCTCGCCGCTGGGGTCTTTCGGGATGATCTCCAGGGCAGGGAAAATACCCGCCCGGCGCACGTCAGCCCAAAGCGGCCTGCCGTACACAATCGGCTCACCGGCACAGAGCAGCTCTCCCTCCCGGTAAAGGTCAACCGTGAACAGGTCAGCCGTCGCATTGTGGTTGAAGCGCAATGTAAATATCTCGCCAGCGAGCTGGATGTTGCACACATAGGGCAACAGCTCTTTTTTGATTTCCAATACATCCGGCGCGGTCATTTACATTCCCCCTTATTTTTTGTAACCCATCAGCAGATAAGCACCGACCTTCAACGTGGTGGCAACGCCCTGCTTGGTAAAAGCGTTCGGGTTGTTGATCATCACCGTGGAGATGCGCGGCTGCGGGGTCAGGTGCTTGTACTGTGCGCACAGCGCGGATACTGTGTCACCACTGACCACATGGTGGTAGATCGGGTACCCTTCGTCGCTGGTATTGCTGCCGCTGGTATTCTTGCCGCTGGTCACCTGCTGCGTTCCGGCGTTGGTGGTGCCGTTGGTGCTGGTTGAGGAGGTACCTTCGATGTTGGCCTTGTCAACCCAGCCGTACACCTTGCCGCCGTCGGTGGAAATCAGATGATACTGATGAACAGACCAGGTGCTTGTGTTGATCTTGGTGCATTCGCAGGTGGAGCGTCCGCGTGTAGCTGCCGCCTTCTTCGCGTCAGAGGAAACATACACGCTGCCGCCCTTGAACACGACGATGGAGCCCACCGTGATCTCCACGTTCTGCTTGGCAGCTTCCTCTTTTTCCTTTTCGCTTTCCTTCTTGGGAACGTATGCGCTTTTTGCGATGCGTACCTGAGTCAGCGTCATGGAGAAATCAGCGCCGCCGTAGTTGGTGTACGGGTGCGAAGTCTGGAAAGACTTGATCTGGAAGGAGTCTGCGATGTTCCTGCCGTGATACTGGACAAGCGCACCGGATGCCTGCCATGACCTCAGCTTTGACAGCACCTGCACTGCCTTTACGTCGTCATAGTCCACGATCTTGCCGGTGAGTGAGATGGAAAGGCCCCTCGCCTTCACCGTGTCCGAGGTTGGCATGCCTTCCTCGACGGGGTGGGAGGTCGATTCGACCTCCCGCTCCGCACTCTCGTCAATCACATGCACATAGAGACCATTGATAATCGCCATGCTTAGGCCTCCTTTGTCACAGTGGTTTTACGCTCCAAGCTCTCGAAGAACTCGTTCATGGCATCGTTCACCCACTGCTTGACCTTCCGGGCCGTCGTCCTGTCATCCTGCGTGCCGCTGATGGTCAGGTTGAAGGTCGGAGAAATAGTCGTGGTTTCGGTGCTGGTACGGCTGTTGTAGACCGTGCTGCTGTCCGTATCCGGGCTGTAGTGGCTGGTGTACGGGATGGAAGCATCGGCCATGGAGCGCGCCGTGTCCTGCAGCTGCGGGATCGTGCTCTGCATGCCCAGGTCGTAGCCTTCGCCGACGAACTGGCCCGACTTCATCGTCTTGCGCGACGGGCTGTTGATGTCCAGCTCAACGTCGAAGGCGCTCTGGATGTCAGCAGCGATGGATGCCGCCGTCGCAACCAGGGTCGAGCGCATGGATTCCATACCGCTGTCAACGCCCTGCATGATGGCCTGGCCGGAGGAGAACATAGTCAACGCCGTGGTGTTCATCAGGATGACGATCTCACCCAGGCGATCAGAGAACTTGCCCTTCACCTCGGTCAGTTTGGTGTCCGCCGTCGTGACCAGGTTGGCCAGGGCCGTGCCAACGGAGCTGTCAAGAGAGGACAGCGTGTCAGGCAGGTCGCCTGCTGTGCCCAGCTTGTCAAAGAGCGTGCCCAGCTTCGAGGTGTCCAGGCCGTTCACCGTGTCGAAGAAGGTCTTGGCGTTGGTAGCAAAGCCAGACAGGCCAGTACCCATGCTTTCCATGGCACTCGCGCCCAGGCCCAGGAAGCCGGTGCCCTTCGTTGCATCGGTGTCGATCTTGACGCTGTTCAGGGTGTCGAACAGGTTCTTGATGGGCGAGAAGTCCGTCCTGCCGCCAAGGTTGGAGAAGAAGGTTGCGATGTGCGTCGCAATGCCAGGAAGCGCAGAGGCCACGTTGGTCAGGGTTTCGCTTTCGGTGCCGGTGAACCAGTCGAAGAAACCGCCTTCCTTGGGCAGGCCCTTGATGTCAGCCAGCGCATTGAACAGGTTGGTCATGGCCGTGAAGCCAGTCGCCGGGATGTTCTGAATTTTCGCAATCGCGCTCAGGAACTCGTCACTTGCAAGGGCCACCAGGCCGGAGGCAATCTTGCTGAAGTTGATGTCGCCCATGAGCCAGCCCTTCACGCCGCCGTCAGTGGGAAGCCCCTTGATGCCGGCCAGGGCGTTGAACAGGCTGGTCATTTTGCCGAAGGATTCATCCGGGATGTCCTTGACCGTCGTGAAGAAGGTCTTCGCGTTGGTCGCGAAATCGGACAGCTTCGTGCCAAGGCCGGCATAGTCAACCTCGCCGAAGAAGAAGCTGCTGACGTTCTCGCTCACCAGCGCGCCAATCAGAGCACCGAGGGCTGATGCAAAGTCGCTGATGCCCTGGGTCTTGGCGCTGCCGAAGGTTTCAAGGGCAGGAGCTATTT